GGCTACTCCTGAAACTGGTGTTTCTGCCAACTCCAACGAGTCCATCGACGGTATCGAGCACCGCTGGTCCGCTGGTGGTACAGGCGCTGTTATCACTGTTGATGACTTTGCTCGTGCTCGCTTCGCTCTGAAGAAGGCTAACGTTCCTGATCGTGGTCTTGTTGCTATTGTTGACCCTTCGGTTGAGTTCACACTGAACACACTGTCCCAGTTGACTTCTGTAGCTAACAACCCGAAGTGGGAAGGCATCGTCTCCACAGGTATCGCAACAGGCATGAACTTTATCGCCAACATCTATGGCTTTGACGTTTACACTTCGAACTACCTGAAGGACATCACAGACGGCGCACTGCCAACTGCTGCTGACGCTGGCGTGGACTTCTCTACAGTTAACGGTAAGGCTAACCTGTTCTTCTCCACAGATGGTGCTGCGACTCCATTCGTTGGTGCATGGCGTCAGATGCCAGAAGTTGACTTTGAGTACAACAAGGACTTCCAGCGCAACGAGTTTGTTACTACTGCTCGTTACGGCGTAAAGCTGTACCGCCCTGAGAACATGGTTCGTGTTATCTCCAAGACCAACGTATAATCTAGAAAGAATAGGAGACTAATATGTCTTATACTAACGCTGATGGACTTCGCGTCCTTACTTTTGGTGGCCAAGGCGAAGTCATCGACCGTGGTGTCACCGAGTCTGGTACACTGGTCATCGACATTGCTGACTTCACTGCTATCGGCTCCACTTTTGGTGTTGCTGACATTGATGTGAACAAAGCAGTTATCCCTGCTGGTTCCGTTATCACTAGTGCGACTCTGGTTATGACCACTGCTGCTACTTCTGGTGGCGCTGCTACATTGACAATCGGTACATACGACGCTGGTGGCACTGCCATCGACGCTGACGGTATCGACGCTGCTGTAGCTCTCACAGCTATTGACGCTGATGATGACGTAGTTCGCTGTGACGGCGCTCAGGCTGCTGGTGTCCTTGGATACCTGACTACTGACGCACATGTCGGTATGCTTTACGGTACTGCTGCCTACACCGCTGGTGCTGGTAAGCTCATCGTTGAGTTCAAGAAGCTGGTCTAATTGACCAAGGGAGCTACTTTCGGGTGGCTCCCACCACACACCCTTGGAGGAACTAATGGCTAATATTTCACACTCTACCCTGATCGACCCGTACCTTCATGAACCCAAGGGCGTGGCAGCGGCACCAGCAGGCAGACACTACCACTCAGACGGAGCTGGTTCTGGTGCTTGGGAAAAGATTCAAGGCTGGGGGCAGTATCAGGACAGTCGTATTACTGTTGGCAGTCCCGTCTTTAATATTGCTACAGGTGTTCGCACCAAGTATCTTAACAATGGTGCAGGTCTTACTCTTGAGTACCTCCCAACAGATGCTGTAGTCCCTCTGTGGGACGTAGCTACTAACAAACATATTGCTATCGCTGAGAATGATGTCTATGACATCCGTACATCCTTTATTGCTGAGAACTACGCAGGCACTGCACCCTACATCCTCTGTGAGTTGGATATTGGTGGTGGTCCGGGTGTTATCTTCTCGCAGAGCATCCCGTTGCTCAAGGGTGGTGTAGCACAGCCAATGAACTTCTCGTTCCCAGTGTTTACTGGTTCAACGTATATTGTTAATGGCGGAGAGATTTACCTGACCTATGTTGGCACAGGCACATGCGATATTTATGCAACATCTAATTTAATTCACCGTCAATCCCGTGAAACGTAAGGACTAGACAATGGCTATTAAGAAAACACTTCTTGAGATTGTCCAGAGTATCTTGTCCGATATGGATTCCGAAGACGTAAACACACTTTCCGACACCCTAGAAGCACAACAGGTTGCTAAGGTTGTTGAAGACACATTTTATAACATCGTAGCTACACGGGACATCCCAGAGCACCACAGCTTGATTAAGCTCACGTCTCTGTCCGATAGCGACTACCCAACACACTTCATCCTCCCAGAGAACGTGAAGGCCATTACAGACGTATGGTACGATAAGAGCGACCTTGGTACCCTAGAGTACTCAGAGGTCCACTGGGTGGCTCCTGAGACGTTCCTGAGCCGTACTGACAACCGAAGCTCTGACTACGTATCTGTAGCAGACAAGTCAGCAGGGACTAGCCTACGTATTGGCACAACACAGATGCCCTCCTTCTACACCTCCTTTGACGATGAGTATATTGTTATGGACTCCTACAATAGCTCCATTGACGCAGTACTACAGAACTCTAAGATTCGGGCAATGGGGGATACAATCCCTGTATTCAGTCAGACGGATGCTTATGTCCCTGACCTAGATGCAACAATGTTCCCATACCTGATCGCTGAATCCAAGTCTGTCTGCTTCTCGTTGTTTAAAGGTGGTCCAGACCCGAAGATTGACCAAGCTGCCCGTAGGCAGAAGTCATATGTTCAGAACGATATGTACCGCAACAAAATGGAAAACAAGAGGCCCAAGTATGGCAGACGTTAAGTTTGACACTGACTACAACAAAAAGATTTCTCTGGCTAAGTGTTCTGAGAAGTCTAGTGCAGTTTTGACTATCTCACCTGCCCCTGGTGGTTTCATCTTCTACTCTATCTCCGCCGATGTGGGTAAGGTAGCTAAGGAGCTCTCAGGTCGTTTTACTTCCATTGAGAAGGCCCAAAAGGCTATTGAGTCATACTACCACAGCTCAGTTCAAACACAGGCCTCTCAAGTAAAAGAGGTTGAGGACCGCATCAAGAAACGAAAGGCCGAAGAGAATGCCACAAAGTCTAGTCCAAAAGACAGTAAACACGTTCATAAAGGGTCTGATAACTGAGGCTGGTGAACTTACGTTTCCACCCGATGCTTCCGTAGACGAGTTGAACTGTGAGCTCAATCGTGATGGCTCCCGTAGTCGTCGCTTCGGTGCTGACCGCGAGACCAACGCTGTTTTGTCCAGTTTCACAGCCACCGATTCTGAGATCGTTAATGTAGGCTCTTGGTCGAATGTTGGTGGTCAATCTGGGCTTGAGTATCTTGTAGTACAAAAGGGCACACGCCTCTACTTCTACAACAAAGCTGACGTCCCTTACTCGTCTAATCTCTTAGCCGCATCTGTGGACCTTAACCCTTATGAGGTTCTTGGTTCTGTTGGTGTAGGGCAAGCCAAATGCCAGTTCACTTCTATTAATGGCACACTGGTTGTTGCTTCAAAGACTATGGAGACAATCTACATCGAGCGTGACAATGACCTTGAGACTATTTCAGTTACCCAGATCGACTTCCGTATGCGTGACTTTGAGTGGATTGGCGAGAAGACAGAATACGACACAGGCGATGCCACCCCATCTCTTGAGCGTGAGTATGATACTCAGAACTCTGGTTGGGTAGGCACAGACGGTCTTGCCGCTCGTGCTACTTATAGTGCAGCTAATGGCGGGGACTACCCACCCCTTTCACACCCATGGTATTCAGGTAAAAACTCTAGTGGTGTTTTTTCTGAGGCTGAGTGGACTAAGATTTACTCTGGTTCCAGTCTGATTGGGAACGGGCACTTCGTAGTCAACCCATTCAATAAGGACCGTGGCGCTGCTTCTGGCCTTGCTCTCGCTGCTGAGATTGAGGATTCTCGATTCAAGGCAGTAGAATCTTTTGGTGGTCGTGTATTCTACGCTGGCCTTGAGAGTGCTAAAAGCTCTGGTTTGATCTTCTTCAGTCGTCAGATCGAGGACATCAACGAGCTTGGTGAATGCCTACAACAGAACGACCCTACGGCTGAGACTATTAGTGACCTTCTTCCTACAGACGGCGGTGTTATCCGAATCCCCGAAGCTGTCAACATTAAGTTGCTACATGCTGTTGGTTCGGTCCTTGTCATCTTCGCGGAGAATGGGGTATGGACAATCAATGGTGTAGATGGCGTATTTAAGGCTACAGAATACTCTGTAAAGCGTAGCTCTGAGATTGGCCTAGCCTCTACAAAGTCCTTGGTCTCTGCTGGGGGTACACCCATCTGGTGGTCCCGCTACGGAATCCACACACTGTCCTTCGATCAGGTCTCTGGTGGTGCTGCCGAACAAGACTTGAGCACATCTACAATCCAGACTTACTGGAATGCTATCCCTGAAGAGTCTAAGGATAAGGTCATCTCTCTCTATGACCAGGTCAACAAGACAGTCTATTGGGCTTGGCCTGATGCAGGAGAGACGGTAAACTCGAAGGTCAACAACTTCTTGGTCCTAGACCTCGCACTACAAGCCTTCTACCCTTGGCGTATCTCTGATGAGGAGGCCAGTACGGATTGTGTCGTAGGCCTGTCCTTCTACTCTGGATACGGTGCAGGAGAACTTGCACTGGATGTCATCACATTCGATGGGGACGACGTAGTTACTTCTGCTGGGGATGATGTAGTTTCGCTACAAGCCTCAAACTTTGCGACAGGCTCACCCGCTGTTGTTCTCGTCATTCGAGACGGGGCTACCAACAAACTAACACTTGGTGGTTTCACAGAGACAGGCTTCCTTGATTGGGGGACTGCAAACTACAGCTCCTATGCTGTAGCAGGTTATGAGTTCTTAGGAGACCTTCTGCTGAAGAAGACTGCGCCTTATGTTACGCCCTATATGCGTGTGACTGAGACAGGTTGGACTGGTAATGAGGTAGACGGGTATGAGCCTATTGGTAGTTCTGGGCTGTTAGTCTCGTCACTATGGGACTTCAGCACTACACCAACAAGCAGCCCACAACAGGCCTATCGACTCAAGATAATGCCAGTTGTTAACCCAAGTAATCTTGGTTCCTTCAACTACCCAGAGACTGTAATTGTTACACGCCTCAAGTTACGTGGCAAGGGTAGGTCAGTCCGACTCAAGTTTGAAAGTGAGCAGGGCAAGAACTTTGTCCTTCTTGGGTA